TAAAAGCGGTAAATCAATGCAAACACATTGGATATGTTTTATCAAGGAGTAGTGTTTGTCCTAAAATGGCACATAACTACTCGCTAACAGTCATAAAAACTAATAACATTGAAAATCAAACGGTTATAAATAAAACGTTATAATTTAGAATAAGTTTGCGTAATCAAAATAAAATAACTAAATTTGTAAAATATTAATCAATTAAAATAAATAGAAACAACATGGAAATCTCAGGAACCCTTAAAGCAAAATTCGATACTCAACAAGTATCAGACAATTTCAAAAAGCGTGAATTTGTATTAACAACAGAGGCAAGCTCGCCATACCCTCAATTTATCAGCATGCAGGTAACTCAAGAAAAATGCGCAATCTTAGACCAATTCAGCGAAGGTCAAGAGTTGAAGGTGCAATTTAATTTGCGTGGTCGTGAATGGAATAGCCCAAATGGTATAAAATACTTTAATACTATTGAAGCGTGGAGAATTGAGGCAATATCAACTAACTTTTAACCCCAAACATTATGCAATTAAAGAAAGCAACAAGAAAACAAGTAAAGTTAAGGATGGGATTATCCGCTGTTAGTGGCGGTGGTAAAACTTATTCCGCTTTAAAACTAGCATTTGGAATGATAAATGACTGGTCTAAGATTGCCGTAATTGATACAGAAAACGGCTCAGCATCTCTGTACTCACATTTAGGCGACTTCAATACTATTGATTTACAAGCACCATACACGCCAGAACGCTATATCCAAGCGATTAAAGCCTGTGAGGATGCTGGAATGGAATTGATAATCATTGATTCTATTACCCATGAATGGGATGGCAAAGGTGGCTGTTTAGAAATAGTTGAGCAGCTAGGTGGTAGGTATCAAGATTGGGGTAAAGTTACGCCACGCCACCAAAACTTTATTAATTCAATTTTACAAAGTAAGTGCCACATTATTAGCTGTGTTCGTAGAAAACAAGACTATGAAATGACAAGGGATAACGGCAAATTATCAGTTCAAAAAACAGGGTTAAAAGAGATTACCCGTGAAGGATTTGAATATGAGTTAACTGTTAATTTTAACTTGGAAATTAGTCATTTAGCTTCAGCTAGTAAGGATAGAACTGGTTTATTTATGGGTAAGCCAGAGTTTATAATTACTGAAGATACAGGGCGTATTTTATTAGACTGGTGTAATAGTGGCGAAGCTCCACTCCCAGACTTCTTTAAAACAGCGGAAGAGAAAGCGCAAATAGACCCAGCAGAGCAATCAATTAAACTATTAGAGGCTTGCGTATCGCTTAGCGAATTACAGGCAACGTGGCAAACACTAGACCAAAAATTAGCTGGTGTACTTGAGGCAAAAGATAGGATGAAAGTTAAATTAACACCAGTGGCGTAATTATGAACCAACTACCTAAATTTAAAATTAGCTGTCATTCAATCGGGGATATAATGGCTGGCGAAATAGGATTAACAGAAATCCAAGAAGCAAGAATCTCAGAACTAGAAACACGTAAAAATGGAGTAGGCAAACCGCTTACTCCTAATATGGAAACTGAACTTGCAAAGCTAATCACAAAACGTGATAATCCAGAACTTCCACAAGGTGCTAAATCTTTCTGTAAAACTTGGATTAAGAAAAAACTATTCAATAGAAAACAGGAATGGAAGTCTATTGTAATTGAAAAAGGATTACAAGTTGAACCTATGGGGATTGCGCTTGTTTCTCAAGTTACGGGAATAAAAATGGATAAAAATGAAAAATGGTTTGATAACGAATATGTGCAAGGAATACCAGACGTGTTAACTGTTGATAGAGTTAGGGACATCAAAGCTAGTTGGGACTTGTTTACATTTCCTATGTTTGAAGACGAATTGCCTAAAAAAGAATATTGGTGGCAGTTGCAAGGGTATATGATTTTATTAGGCTTAGATAATGCTTCGTTAGATTATGTATTAATTGATACGCCAATGCCTTTAGTTTTATTAGACCTTAAAAAACTTTACTATCAAAGTGGTGGTGCTGCAGAAGATTGGACGCCAGAAAAATATGAATTTCTTTATCCTAATTATCGGTTTGATGATATACCACCAGAAATGCGAGTTAAATCATTTACGTTTGATAAAGCGGACTGGGTAGAAGAACAAATATATGCTAGGGTTGAATTATGCAGAAAATATATTGATTCATTAATTAAAAACTAAAATAACAATGGCAACGAAAATCACAATTTTAGGCTCAGAAGCCACAGAGAAAAAAGAATTAAAGAAAATAGAGTTTGTTGGAGCTGTCCACTATACTGGTAAAGTAATAGAGGACACTAGTCGCAACCCTTCTGATTTTGAATATATAAATGTTTACTTAAGAACAGCTAAACAGGAGTTTGATGTGTTTATTTGTTACAAAGACGGTATTAGGTTTACTTACTTTGGCAACTTTAACGATGGCGTATTATGATGGGAACAAAACAAAACTTCAATCCTATCCCATTTAGCCAAAAGTCTAAGATGTATGTTATATTAGACCAGTCGCAAATAGATGCTGTAAAGGCTCACAGGGATAGACTGCAACAAATGCGGGATAATCTACCAAAATATTCTACCTCGGCAAAAGCTAGGCATTTTGAATGGATTAAGGCTTATGATAATTGGCTACAAGAGTTTGAAGGTAAGTCACAGGACATGGCTACCTTGTTTAGTTTAACTTATGAATATTTGAAATAGAATGGAAAATTTAACTTGTGAATTAAACGGAACAAAGTATTTATTATTTGAATTTCCTGTTACTAGTGTAACTGAAAGAAAAATAAATAAAAGAATTGAAAGACATAGCGGTATTATTCAGAGCTAATACCACTACCTACTTCAACCCAAACATTGAAACCACAACAACCAAAGCAGATAGTGCATAGCCAGTAATGGTTAGTATTTTCTGCTTTCTTAGTTCTTTCTTTTGTTGTTTAATCGTAACGGAATCAGTTTTTATCACTATTGATTGAGTTGATATGATTGAGCTATCAATTACTATAACATCTTTTAGTGATTTTATTAGTGACGAATCAGCTTGTATCAATGTGTCACAAATGATTAATTTTTCTTCACACGGTATAATTGAATCGTGCCTTACTTCTTTATACTTATTAAGCCACTTATAAACTACCTTTTCTTTGTAAATAACGGTATCTTTTAGTTTGCTTTGCGCCTTAGTTAAAGTATCAATTCTTTGTTTTAAGCCATCTGTTTTAGTTTCTTTATAACTAGGTTCACACTGCTTAAATAGTAAGAATAATATTATAGCGATTAGAAATGGGATTGTGTATTTCATAGAATAATAGGATTTGTAGGATTAGTAATTATAATCTCATAAGTAGATTCTAATATATTTGGAAGTTTTATCTTATTCATACTTGCAAATATAATAATAATTTTTTAGATTTACATTCCCTCACCTCTTAGCGACTCAAGAACAAATTAAGCCTAATTTTTACAGATTAGGCTTTTTTTTATTATATTTGTATTATCAACTAAGGCTTCCTTTTCGTAACAGCTCGCTTATGATGACTTGAGTTTACAAGTATCGCTTAACAGACGTGTTGAGAATGTTTAGCCTCGTTATTCGGGGCTTTTTTTATCTTCATTATTAAACTTAATTATCTGCTCCGCTGTCACGATACCTAGACACAATAAAGCTAGTATTTGCCAAGCGTATAACGCATGTAATCGCATATCTAAAGGTAAAGTGTAAGTTACATAAGACGCAATAATTATAGATGCTAAGGCGGTTAATTTACGACCAGAATAACCTAGTGAATGGTTATCAAGTGAGGCGAATAGTTTAGTTATAAATTTCATTTTTTCCATCCTTTTAATTCAAAGTGCGGGGCATCGGTAAATTTCCACGAACCACCCCATTCTATTTGTTCACTAACAATTAAGTCTGCAAACATTTTAAAGTATTTTTTATCCCAGCTTAGCTTCTTATTCAGTCCTATAAACGCTATATCAAATGCCATTGACGGCATGAAATTATGAGGGGATTGACCAGATTTTGCATTTGTAACTATTGAGCCTTTAACAGTTCTACCGATAGCATATAAAGCGTTTTGCTCCTCATTGCTTCTAAAAGTACAAGTTATAAAAGGTTGAGGCTCACTAGGATACCTCTCTTTATATAAAGCGCATGCGGTTTCATATTGACTTGCTAGCGTTGGGTGTAAATCTTTTTTATCTCTACTCATTTCTTTTTAAATTTCTTAATTACATAATTTACAAGTGCCTTGCCAATCAAATCAAAATTGAATTTATACACGAACCAATATCCAATCTTTTCGCCTGTTATTGTTACAAGTCCAATTATAATAGGTGCTGTTGACGAACTAAAATGAGCGTTAATAAACGAACCAAAAATCCAAGCTGTTGAAACTCCAATAATTCCAGATAATATTACTCCAATTATGGTAGCTGTTTTATTTTTTACTTGTATAGCCACGCTAATAAACAATGTTGCTAAACTGAATGGTAAAGTTTTAATTATAAAATTCCAAAATTCATCTGGTAATTCTTTTAATTTTTCTATCATAAATGGGTTTTATTATTAAAAAGTAAAATGAAGTTAGTTTAGCTTCTAATGCTTCTGTGATGATTTGTAAATTCGTGTTTTATATTTTTATGTCGTTAGTATTAATTACTACTTCAGTTGATTCTACTAATTCCATAATAAAATCACCATTCTCATTTAAGACTGGCTGACCATTCTCGTCAAGTTTTTTTCTATATACTTCGTTCATTTTATTGTGCTTTTAAACATAAAATAGGTGCGTTTGGCGAACCAAAAGACGGTGTAGCAGTAGCTGGAAATGAGCCGTACGCCTGTGATTGTGTCGCTCTGGATGATATTTGTCCAGTTGAAAAATCTAAATAAGGAGAGATTAAATTAGTCGTATAACTCAATGCTACTGGAGCTGCTGATACTTGTATAGCCATCCAAACTAATTTATTTGTTGTAGTTAAACTTTTTGGAGTCGCAAAGGTAAAAGATTTAAAACCAATAGACGTTGAAGGAATATCGCCACTTTCTTCTAGCATTGTTAAGGGTGCGCCGTTACTGTCTGAATAAATAGCTAATCTAATATTAGAACCAGCCGAGCCAGTAGCAACATAAACCCCCATATCTGTAACGCTGTGATTTTCATTGATTGCATAAGGCACGTAAATCACTAAATTATTCCAACTAGTTAAAGATGTCGCAGAACCAGAAAAAAGAAAAGAACGCCATTTGCCAGAATAAATTGGCTGGTAACCTATTGATGAAGAACCGCCAGTACTATAAATAGTATCGAAGTATGTCTTTAGAAACGCTTTAAAATTAGTCAAAGATACCTTTTTTTGTTTATTGCCGTCTGCGCTGTCTACAATGCTTATACTATCTGCATTTACTGGAGTAACTTTACTGGTAAGCGAATTTATAAACGCACCGAAATTAGTTTCAGTTAATATGGCTTGGTATGTCGCTGAAGCCGTGCTTGCAAGTAAATAACCCAATCCAGTTACATAGCTTACAATAGCTGTCCATACAGGAAACTTGACAGAACTAGCTACGTCTGCGGTTGAAGTGCTTTTGTTTGAAGTATCTTCTTTTAATCCAATAGCAACACTTTGAGCAGAACTAACTGGTTTATTCGCATCACTTGTATTGTCAACGTTTCCAAGACCCACATCGGCTTTTACAATCCATGACTTTATCCACGTTTTTATAGTTGAAAATAGAATTTGAACGGTTGCTGTTACGCCAGCATTTTTAGTAACGACAACGCCGTATGTGTCTACTATTGGTGACTCTTTTGTTAAATCTTTTGTTTTTATTTCGCTCATAATAATAATTTTAATCCATCGTCCGTCGTTAAGAATACGCCTGTGTCATCAAGTAAGTAATCTAACTGAACCTCAAACGGTATACCACATAAATCCCATTCATAAGGTGTTCTAAAGTCTACTTTAAAACTTACTCCGCTAATTTCATCATCGCCCAACTCAGTTACAAAGTCAAACGAAACACTTGTATTTATTTTTAGTAATCCTTTATCAAATTTAGTTTGCTGAAAATAAGTTACAAAATCTAATCCAATTTGTTCACAATCACTCCAAACTTCTTTCTCATTAATTAAACCCTTTAAAACTTTATCAACAACATAAACAGTCATTGATGTTACATGCTCAGTTCCGTTTAATCTTGCATCCTCAACAACCGCAAACAACAAAGGGTATTTAATGTTTTGCGCTCCGCTTACTTCGTCCCACGGGTCACCGACAAAATAATGTCCTTCATTGCCATTACCTAGTTGGCTGTGCCTGTTCGCAAAGTCCCGCTGGTAAGATATTAAGTTGTTTAAGGTAATCATTAATTTTATCTTCGTTCTGTTTTAAATATTTCTTTAATTTTTTCTTTTTCTTATTCATAATATCTCTTAACATCAATAGCGCCATTAGCTAATTCTCGTGGATTTGACGAGCCTAAATAAATGTCTATATCATAGCCCTCAAACCTCGGAAAAATATTCCCAGCGGTATTATTTAAAAGCTCTGGGTAGTTTGTTGGGTTGTATTGTAAGTAATTAATTAATCTAGTTGCGTACATTTCACCGTTCTTTTTCCACCCGTCCATTGCAAACTCTAATTCACTAACCGATATAGGCTGAGAGTTATCGCTACTCTTAACCATTATGCCTTTGTTAGCGTACCTGTATTTAAACGTAGGACTTGCCTCGCACATTATAAACTGTACTAGTAACGGCTTAATCCATTCATCTAATAGCAAAGTATATTTAGCTGGTATAGCGGTTGAGGAATCAATATAAGCCTCAATAGCTGTGTTTATTGCATTGTAAAGATTAGTTCCCAATACTGGTAATAGATATTTGTCTTGAACTAATTTAATAGTTGGTTCAATTTTACTAAATTCCACATTGCTATCAATGATTGAATTTTTAATCAAATAATCGTTACCTATCCAAATCGTTGCCATTACTTCTTAATTTTTTTAATCCTAGTTTCACCAACCCAAATATGCCTGCATGAATTTTTCTTACCCCAAAATCCACCTTTATTATTCCACGCATCACTTCCGTATTCTTCTAAACCGTTGCTAAGTTCTTGGATTGCTTCGTATGTATAACGGAATGAACCTTTAGTCTCATTCACTCTATCAATGCAGAACTGGTGCGAGGTGTCTAACAATATATCTTGTCCGATTAACTCCTTTCTCAAATCGTATCTATAAACCGTGTAAACTTCCGTGTCGTATTCGTCTGGACTAAACTTTTTTTTGAAAGAATCAATTAACCCTTGAATAAATGACTTCTTAGGTTTATCGTTTGCGCTTAATTTTATATCTAAAACATTGTCAAAATACTCTTCATTAATCAATTCATCACTTAAATCAATTTGAATAATTTTAGATTTAATCGATGACATTTTTAAATCTTGTTGCTTTAAAATATTTGCCTCAATCCCTAAATATAACTTAGCATCTTCTTCAGTAAATCCAAAAGGCTTTAATTGTAAGATAGCTTGCATTTCGGTTAACGTTCCTTTGTTATATTTCCTAGCTATTCCATCAAGTGCTTGGCGTTGTTTGCCCGTTAGATTTGACAGACTGTTATTAGAGGCTTCCATTACTGGTGTAATTGGCGCAATCTCTGCAACTGGTAATTCTAAACCAAATTTCTTTATAATATAATTAGTTACGATATTCGGGTCTCGAGCATTAAGCGCATTGATAATATTTTGATTACTTAAATCTAATTCTGTTCCAATAGTTTTAATCTGCTCAACCTCAAACTCACAAATCTGTTTTGTTTTATCTTTAAATATTAAACTTAGGAACTCGTTAAAATCCGCTTGTTCTGGTTCTGCGTATTCATTAATCATTAACTCATGCGCTAAGTCAATCTCATTTCTATCATTACCTAATTGCGAACCATCGGCTTTAATCTTGAACAAAACACCGCTTACATTATGTCCCGCAAGTATATTTTGTCTATTTCTTTTATTTAAAACTTCGTACTGTTCAGCTAAACCATTAGGCGAAATATTAGTTACTACTGCTGGTTTTCCGTCTGGATTAGAATAAGATATTAGAACACTACCAGCATTATCAGTGCCTCTATGTTTGTGTTTAAACGCTGTCTCAATGCTTTCTTTAGCTTCTGGTGTAAGTTTACCACTAAAGAAATTTATAATATGCCCAGCACTAAAACCATTGCGAACTAAATGATTTAAAAAATTAGATATTTCGATATCAGTTTCAATGTCTAATAAAACACTTGCAAAGTCTGGTGTTGGATAAGCATTGTCTAGTTCTGTAATCGAAGGACTGAAATCTTTTGAAACATAAACAAATGAACCGACTTGCCCACTTTTATAAAATGGTAAAAATGTTTTTTTTAACTTAAACAAACTAACCGACCAATCATCACTATACCACATTCCAGTTAGTGATTCATCAAGCCTTAGCTTTCCTCTATCCAAGTGATAAACATTTACAGGCGTTCCGACTGCATTAGTCACAACTTGACAAACCCAACCGCCAAAATTTACCTTGTCGGCTTTTACTTTTTTGCTTACAGAATAATAAGATTCAAATTCATTGGCACGCTTTAAAAATTCTTCAGCTAATGGATTAGTATCTTTCGGTCTTAGCGATAATCCACTTAAATACCTAGCTTTACCTTTAAGTATAGCATTATGAATAGGATGGTTTTTTGCAAAATCTAATAATTTATTCGGGTAGTTATTTTTTTTACCCCAATTAATTATCTTCATTGTATTGTTGTAGCTATTAATTGGCGTTTGGTCTACAACAGCCATTTTGATTATAACCACATCGTTATTTATCTCTACTTCCGCTTTCTTAGCCATTGTAAACTTTATTAGTTGTGGTTGTATCGTAAATTTTATTTTCCTCAGCCACTAAATCAACAACAGAGCAGATTCCAGATTCAACCATAGTTAAGCCAGTAGGGTCTAAATTAGTATCACTAGCTTGTTCATATACCTTGTAATTATAATCACCAACAACTAAATTAATTTCTCCGTTTAAGTTATCTGGTGTGGCTTTCTCGGTTATGTAAAATCTATTGCTTCTTTCCTGTTCACTAGAACTATCAACGGGCTGAATGCAGTAAGACTTAATATTTGATTGTTGATTCTGAAATTCAAATAAATAATACGGACTAGTCAGCAAAGAGTTTTCCGTCAATGTAACCGTGATAAATGTTGTATTATTTTTGTTTAAAACGAAACTCACTTGTATTAATATAACGATTAAAATTAAAATTGTAAATATAAAAAAAGCCCTAGTGAAAGAGCTTTTTTTAGAACAGAAACAGAAAGAAATAAAAACTAAACCGCAGGAACAATCAGTGAAGCTAACAAGCCAGAACCTAATTTTCTAATTGGCTCAATCGCTTTACCTTTGAAGGATAAATTTTGCCCGTTAAAATCAGCCATTAATTTACCGCTATCTAAAGAAGCTGTAACTAATTCCATGCCTTTTTTAATACCGAATACCCAAACATCACTATTAACGTCCTCAACCATCATACAAAGGTAATTCTTTGCAATTAAATCAATTTCATTAATATTAGTAATAGATAATTTTTTAATTGAAAAGTCTATTGTATTTTCATAAAATATATTTCCAGTCTCTGGTGAACCAGTTAAAGGATATGTAAATGAACCCATTTCTTCAGCTAAAGACCATGTTCTGAATTGCTTTCCAGTTGGTAAAGCCCAAGCCGTTACAACTCCAGCAACCACTGTTGGTGCGCCAGCACCTAACACATTGGCTAACTCGGTCATATAAACATTATTAATTCCGCCTGCGCCACCTTTGCACCCAGCGAAACTATAATTCATTGATAAGTCACAACTCATTTTGTTTAATTTAATTTATTTATAAAATGAGAGGGAACTTAATCCCTCTCTTATTTTCTTATCCTCCGTAAAGAGTAATGTAACGTTGGTTTCTTACCCAAGTATTTAAAGCTTGTGTATTCTTGATATAACGTTGCATTGCACCGTTTGCTACTTTATCAACTTGCAAAGTATTTAAATCTCCCTTTGAATCCATTAATACCGTTAAGTATTTTGGTAAAGTGAAAATCATAAATGTTGCTCCAATCGGATGGAAGTTAATCAAGTGTCCGTTATAATAAATTTTCTCGTTAGCTCCAGAACCTTCAATAACGAAATTAACTTGTTGAGCCGCACCAACAGCGTTATTAGCTATTTTAATAAATTGACGATGTGCCAACGGTGCGAAAAATTCAGCTTCTGGGCTATCGGTTACTTTTGATGGCGCTCCACCATATAAAGCTGCGTATTGGGCTGCAATGTTTGAGCTAGTAATAGTTGTTCCAGTTACTTTAATATAATCACCTAAACCAGCACCAGCAACCGTCTTTGATTGAGAATCATTATATAATGTTTTAACAATCAATGAATCAAACAAAGTAGTCGGCATTGCTGCAACCGCTGCTTGAGCAGCTGCTGTTATAGAACCTTGAGAAGCTCCGGGGGTTAATGCAGCGATTGCTACTTTAGTAGCGGCGGTCGCTCCATTCCACAACTTACTTTCAATATCAGCACCAATAGCTGGTTGAATTTGGATTAATACTTTTTTATCAAATTCATCTGAAACAACGTTAAACGCTCCAGCTTTCATTGATTTCTCGAAACGTGTTCCTTTCAAAACATTGTCATCAATTCTGTCTTCATAATTAAACGGAACTAAAGATACAGGAGTTTTTTGAACGTTTAAATCAAGGTCGCCAGTAGCTGTTACTTCGCCTGTGTTTAAGGCGGTCATAGCTACTACTACTTTACTTTCGTAAACATCTGTACCTGATTTATGACCTTCTTCAATGTCAATCTTTGCTTCACGCAAAGTTTTTGAATCTTGGTATAACTCGCTTTGAATTTCCTCTAATTCAGTGTAGTTTCGGGTTGTCCCTGTATAATTTATAGGCATGGTTTTGTTTTTTTTATTTTTTATAATGTTTTAAATCTTCTACTAAAAAAGCAATTTGCTCATCAGCTAACTTGTCTTTACAATATTCTTCAATACTCATTCCTTCTGGAATAGCATCGGTAAACATTTTATAGTTTACTCCTGCTTCAAATGGATTGACAAATCCTTCTACTGTTTGTTTCTTTGCCATGATTAAAGTTTACCTCTGTTAAATAAATATTGTTCGTGCTTAGTCATATCTTCGTATTTCTTTGCAACCGCTTCTTTAGTAGCCTCAACCTTACCAGCGATAGGAGTTTCTAAGATTGTATTAAACGCCTTAGTTAACAATACAACTTGTTTACTCAATTCAATGTTAGAGGCTTCTAATTTTTCGTATTTAGAAACATGTGAACTCATTTGTGTTTTAACCGCTTCGTCTACTTTCTTAGTCATTTCAGTATCGCCTGCTGGTGTTGCTGTTTCAAGTTCTGAAACCATACCGCCAGCTACTTTAATTTTAGTACCATCTTCTAAAGTATAGTCTCCGTCAATTACTGGTACTGGTGTACCGCTAGTAATATCCATTACAGGCATTCCGATAGCTAAAGCATCACCCTCGTAACTGAAAGTCATTGCACCGTCTTGAGTTTTCACCTCTGCTAATTTAGCTGGGATAATAGGCGCTTTAAATTCGTTTAATTGCTTTTGTTCCTCTGCGCTAAACTGAGCTAGGATAATATCTTTTAATTTTTTCAATGTATCTTTCATAATTCTATAACGATTAAATTTCAATTTGTATTAATAATTCTTTTAGCTTATCATCTGAAAGTTCGATTGCACTAGCTTTTACATTCATTGTACCAAACAAACCATCAATAGAAACACCAGTTAACTCACCGCTATCTATCTTAGCCCAAACCTCGTCATTATCAACTTTGCCCGTCATAAACAAAGTACCAAAAGGTAAATCTTCAAAACCTATTTGTGTTGGGTTTCTTTTCTCGTCCTTTAATACAACTTCAAAGAATGTTACACCTTCGATTAAATTTTGCGAGTGTTGAATGTCAACAGCACTGGCTAACATATCACGTTGGTATTGTATAGCGATTTCTTCAATGGTTTCACGGGAAAAAAATAAATCAAATATCTCGCCACCTTGATTGCGCTTAATTAATTGATTTGGAATAAGTACGGGAGTGAAAATTATTCTTTTCTCTTTATCTTGAATAGATAATTTAGTATTTAATGGCTCGGATTCTTTAGCCATTTTAATCCAACTGATTTCTATGGCTGGGTCTGCTACTAAAGATATAGCCTTAAGCCCTAAACCCTTTTCATAAATAGCTTCTTTAATAGGTACTTCCATACCTTTATAACGATTAAATCTTTAATTGTATTAAAAACTGGCTTGTTCTTTAATTCTTCTTGAATTTGTTTGCTTTTTATCAACGTCTTTAGATAATACATAAGCCTGTATAACTTGTTGTTCCCTTTGTGATTGCGTTATAGGTTGCCCGTTTGCGCCTAGTAGCGTGCTGTCTTGTCTCGGTGCTGTTATAGTTGGAACGTTTGTAGAACCCGAGCTTATATTCGGAGTTGTTACATTGCTACTCGTTGAAGCGCCCCCATCAAACTTAGTAGCTGCTATCTTGGCTATTTGAGCAACAGCAAACAAACCAGCAACACCGGCAGCTACACTTTTCATAACTATACCCCCCGGAGTATCCGCAAACGCACTCAATGTAGCCTTATAACCGTCTCCAGTTGCTTTAGCGATGTTAAACGCTTTATCTAATTCAAACGCTTTTTTACGAATGGCTATTTGTGCTTTTTCATTGCCTTGGGCTTTATTTAATTCAAACGCAAAGAACGCCTCACTTAATCCTTGAACAGCTCCTATCCCAACACTTGCAATCTCTAATTTAGCGTCTTGTAAATCTCGCTCGGCTTGCAAATCTTTTTTTCTCTGCTCGTCTTCCTTAGCCCACTTTTCAATATTGCTTGCAACTTCTTCTTGGTCTTTCTTTAATCTTAATGCTTTTAAATCTTCTAATTTTTGCGCTCTAAATGCTTGTAAATCTTTTTCATCCTGTATTATTTTAGCCTTTGCCGCTGCTTTATCTTTTTCTGCTTTATCAATATAGTAATTTTCAATATCAGCGTTTCTAGCTTGTGATGCTTTTTGTCTATCCGCTTCTATTTTTTCTTCTGCAGCCTTTTTAGCTGCTGATTCTTTAGCTGCTTCCTCTTTTTTAGCTTGTGCCTCCTTATAAAGTTTGTTTATCGCATCATTACCTTTAGCAATAACATTTTCCTTACTTACTTGCAATCTTTTTAGACTAGTCAGCTCATTTTCTTGATTCGTCAACGTATTATTTAACGCTTCGTTCTGATATTTAACTTGAGCCTCGTAACTACTTGATACACCAGCAGCACTAAGCCGCGCTTGTCTTAGTAATGCCTCATTTGCTAGGATTTCTTTCTTGGTATTTTCAATTAATTGTTCTTGTTTAGCTATTTGCTCATTAATATTACCGACTTGAACGTTTGTAATCTTTTGTCTTAACGCAGCTTGCTCAGTTATGCTGGCATTAGTTAATTGCATCGTTTCCAATTCTTTTTCTAAAGAACCAATGTATTCATCTAATGCCTTTTTGTTAGTTTCTTGCTGTTTCTGCAAGGCTTCCAATGCTTTTTTGTTATTTTCAACTTCATCTGTCGTATCAAATAGCAATTCTTTTAATTTATCGAAGTTGTCATATAAATATTTTAAACCCTCAATTAATAAGAAAATAGGAATAGCTGACATTGCTTGTCCTATTCCAGTAAATGCAAGTTTAGCTTTGCCTAAATCACCAGAACCAAGAGATTCGGTTAGTAAACCAAACGATTGTTTTAATCGTTCTGCTCCAGTACCTTGAATTTTTAATGAGTCGCCCAACCCATCCATTCTATCTTTTAACTTAGATACACGGGCTTGAGCAGAAGCAAATTCTTTAGTTCCTTCGTTGAATTTTAATAACTCATTCTTAGCGTCCTTTAATGAATCTTTTAACGCTTTTACGCTAGTTAATCCATTAATTTCGAGGTCTAATGCTACTGATTCTTCTGCCATTTTATAATTTTAATAATTCAACAAGTTGTGATTTAGGTTCTGACAATTCAAACGAATCGATTAAGTTAACGGTGTATAGCACCCCATCAATTAGTATAGGTTCTCTAAAATCAAATAGTTTAATATCAATTTCATCCAAATTAAAATACGCCCTTAATATTCGACTGTTCTTATCACTAATCCTATCTATAAATGGCTTCCAGTATGTGCTAACCAGATTATTTAACGGGTAAGAAATTATTAAGGATGATTTAATATAAATTTCTTTAGGTAAACCAAAGTTCAAATCAAAAGTTGGATTTAAAGGATTGTCTAATGAGCCGGCGTAAGGATAAGTAGCTTGAAAATTAGAACCAGTGTTATCCACTAAATTCCAGCGTCCGTTAATCATTCCGCCATCAATTAATATGCGTGTATTAGATGATTGGTTTGAAATAACTCCACCTTCATTTTTATAAATGTGTGGTATTATTAAATATCCATTGTTAATTGTGAAGCTACTTACTAAAGGTGTTGAGCTAAATGCTATTTCTATTTTATTTTCGTTTAATAAGAATTGATTTTGTACAGATATTTCAGAATAGCCATAGTTACGTTTCCAATTGTTTTGATAAAGATTATTAAAGTAGTCGCTATCAGATTTCATGTCATTTACATATCTCTTAGCATCTAGTTCGCCCATCATAAGAACCTCTTCTCCTTTAGCTATATCTAACTTATTAGTCCAATCTCTCACTGTACCACTAAAGAAGTTAATATAAGGCTCAATAATATAATTATTAGAATTGTTCTTATCTTCCATTATGTAAAGATTGAACATTTGAATAATTGATTTAAAGAAGTCCTTTTGTTTTAAATTCTTTGGCAAGCATTGATTAACCTCAACTGTATCTCCTTCTAAAATAGCATTGCTAACTAAAGAAACTTTAACCGTATTATCTGTATTCGATATATAGTTCATTAATGACATTCTATAATAGGTAGTGCCACCATTTACTGTTGTAAGCGATCCGCCTATATTAGTTAGTAATCCAACATCTGTAACACCTGTATCATATACCACTCTATAAACATCTCCAGCCGTAACAGAAACCTGTAATACTTGGCTTACCGTAAAAGTAGGCTGATAGTTTATAGCAGTAAATGATTCATTGCTTAGTGTGTTAATCGTAGTCCAAATCCCTGCAATATATTTTTGAAAGTAACAACTAAAAGTAATATCTAAAGTGGTTAATCCTAAACTTGGATTTGCAGTGTTGTAAAAATCAATATAAACACTAAAGTTAAAATTAAACTCATATAGTGCCGTTACTGGCATATTAAATATACCTGCTAGACTTGGATAAATATTTCCAGCATCGTAAAAAGGACTAGTGGTTTTATCGTTCCAAAGTATTACATCGTTTGGGTTAGCTGGGGCGTCCCAATGAACTGTTCCGCTAGTATAAGTCATATTGTGGTCAACATACACAACGCTATTAATCCCAACAAAACATTCTCTATTCCCTTGGTCGGTTAATGACATTTTCAACTCGTCATTAGCACTAACCATTAAACTATTAAAGAAAGTATCATCTAAGAAGTTACTACTCCAAGTCTTACCAGACGCTATAAATATTTCTTCAAGTATTTGTCTAACATAAAGTAATGGTCTTAAGTGCTGAATATGAAAGTTAGTATCATTTCCCCCATTAGTTCCGCTACCGCTATAACCGTAATCTAATAATTTATACTTATACCCTGCGCCATTCGAGGCACTCCAAGAATTTACAACGTTGGTTAAATTTAAAGTGTGGTCGTATGCGCTGAAGTCTAAATCATCTGCTGGGTCTGCATTATCTACAAAGAATTTATCCCCCATATTGAAAAACAAATCCATCTTTTGCCCAATGAAGTCAGCTATGTATTTCGTGTTGTTGGTCTCACGATTACGCATAGCCTTGATTAACTTAAGATATCCCGTAAACACATCGGTATTATTTATTCTGTAAATTACATCAGTCTTTAAATTAGGATTGAATAACTGTAAATCAATAGCTGGGTTCTCTATGTTTTCAAAGAAAGTTTCCAATTCCTGTGAGGCTGGTAACTCAACCGTTTCAGCAAAAGAAGCGTTTGTCTTATCTGGATTTCTTATATCTTCAATAGAGTAAGTTATAGGCATAGTGGCATCATCCAACAACGGCACTTCAACTGTATCAACTATTAATGTTCGTCTATTACTCATGTTGTCTGCGTTCTGTTACACCCTCGCTTAATTGAATTTGAATAGATTTAATTTTCTCAGAATAATCAATGTAAGCATATTGGTTATTTTCGTTTAGATACCGTTTATAAAGACCGCCACCGTAATTTATAAATGTATTCGGACTAGTAATCAAGTCGGGCATAATACTAAGTTGGTAATCAGTTAACCAGCCACTCTCCAACGTTCTACTATGCGAGTAGTTGCTAGTCATTACTTTCTTAGCTGAATTTAAAGGTGTTAATGTTGTAAAGATAGTCGAGCCGTCCGTATGGCTTCCCTGCATGTATTGAGGTAATCCTTTAAAGTAAGTTTTATCGGAAGTTAATAGCTCTTTATGATTACCGTAACAGTTAAGAAAATCAAACGCTCCCTTTCGATTAAGATAAACTAAACTTTCTTTCGGATATTTCGGGGCACACTCATCAAGAACGAAGCTAATAACAGAATAAGCCGTTGTAATGCCGTCAACCATTGTTATAGTTACCTTCCAAGATTTTATTAAGTGTGAAACAACTGGGTAAGTCCCCGTAACTGAACCACTAGCTAGGTTGGCTAGTCCTTGTAATCCTAAATTAATACACTTGTAATAATCAGCTATAACGGTAGATACTGGATAGGTTGGATTAGCTATGTAAGATGTTCCAAGAGATGGTCCAGTAGCATTATCTGTGTAATATGTATCTATCTGAATAGTAGATATTTGCGCTCCAGTTTGTAAGAAGTATAATACAGCGTCTTGGTCACGTGTAACAGGAACAAGACAAGATGCTAGGTCACCGTTCTCAATGTTGTTTAGCCAAATATCATTCTTCAAAACGTTACACTCATAATTACTAGGCAAGTAAACCGCCCTCTCGTCTGTTGTAAGTGAAGCGTTCCAAGCGTTGAAAGCCCCAACTATTCCAGTTGTGTGAACTGCTCCGCTGTAATATTCATCGACCGCATATTGCACTTCTAATATTCCTTCAATGCAATTCTGCCAGCCATATTCACGAAACGGATAATAGTTTCTAATGTATTTATTTACAACCTCATAAAAATTAAAGTACAAAGTATCTATTTGAATTGGTCTAACTTTATAAGTCAAAGTAACCGACCAGTATGGTAAGTAAACCGTAACGTAAAAATGAAAATCGGGTTGCGCATAATTAGTACTGCTAGCCTTTAGCTCTATATCATTGTGCGCTGGTACTATTTCCAGAGGTTGACGTATTAATGTGATTGC